AACTGGTATCAAAAACACGGGCGAAAAAAAAAGCCGCCCGAAGGCGGCTTTTTCTAATGGGGCTTTACTTAGCCCACACAGCCAAGAAGGCGGCGGCGGCTTTGTTGTACCGTTCGCTGTCTGCTGTGGCGTCTCCACGGGCTTTAGCTGATATCAAGCGGGTCAATGCGGCGTCTTTAATCCAATCTTCTACGAACTCAGAGAAGTTCTTGTTCGCTGTGCGTTCTCTTGGCTTTCCTTCAGCTAAGAGTTCTTTAGCTTTGCGCTTTAGGTCAGCCAAGCGATTAGAACAATAACTAGAACACTTCTCACGCATAGTGCTGACCAATGCATGAAGCGCTGGCTGTGTGTTCTTTAGCTTCCCGAACTCTTGGCTTGAATAGCTGAACGCATAAGCCACGCTGATTTCAATCTTCTCTACATTCTTAGCCGCCATGTGTTCGGGGGTGGCTAATGTGTAATGGTCAGATATGACAGCGTAAACCACGGGCGCATTGTTCTGAGCAAAGCGCATCCGATACCCTTCATAAAGGCTGTCTTTAGCCTCTGTGGGGACATCCACGGGGAAGCCAGCAATCTTTTCAATAGCGAACTTCGCTACATCTTCGATTGTCTGATTTGCCCCCGCTTGTTGGTATGCTGAATCAGTCAGCGATTTGAAAGCCGCCTTAGCGGGTGAAGTGGAAGTTTTTGTGTTCATATGAATCTCCATAAAATGAACGATTGTCTGAAACGCCGATTGCGTCTCAGTGATTAGATATTGACAGAACAAGCCCGATAAGTAAAGTTTCACGCATGGATGAGACGCTATTTAAGCCGCCAGCCACGCCCACGCCCGCTACGCGCTCGCCTTTGATAACTGGTATCAATGAGCGCAAAAAGAAAGGAGCCGAAGCTCCTTCTTGTTATGCGAAGAGACGGATTTGATTACCGTCCATGTACCACTCCTGCTGCTCCCGCAGCTTCTTCAATGTATCAACCACTGAGAGCGGCGCTAAGTGCATGTAGTTGTAATACCGTATCACTATCAATGAAGTGCGTGCGCGGTATGTTGGCACTGTCTCTGTCACGCTTACCCGCTGCAATGCAGCAATACATTCGGCTTTGACGTCTTGCATATCATTCTCCTTTAAGGTTACGTAATGCTGTGGTGATAACTACTGATGAGAAGGCGAGCATTGCTACCCACATCCAATTGCCTTGGGGTATCAATACATACAGACTAGCTGAGAGGCACAGTGTGGCAAGCACTAAGGTAAAGCCGTTATATACATGGGACATATCATTCTCCTTAGTGGGGGGCTTGCGCCCCCCGATTGATTAGCGGTAGTAACGAACCGCAAGCGTGTTGCCGAACATGTCAGTGACCTTGCCGAACATATCCTTGTTGGGATAGCTGAGCAGCCATTGCTTAGCGGAAGAGAGAGACCATGCGGTGTGGGAGACCGCCTTGTTGCCCCACTGAATGCTGACTGTGTACATATGTACTCCTTGTTAGTGCTATGCGATTTGCTGTGCACTTGAATACATCATGGGCTAATTGTTAGGATAAGTAAAGTTTGGTACATGGAAGAGGGGGTAACCCTTCGCTTTTCCCCCGTCTCGCGCCTATCGCACCCCCACACCCCCTTTTTCTGACTTGGTACCATCCCCCCTACTACTCTAAGGACCACACAAATAACTACGCAATTTTCCAAATCTCAAAAAATATTTTGCAAAATTTTCCAAAAGTCATATGTAAAGTTAGGTTCTGTTGCACCGTCGTATATTTTTATGTTACATTACGCCCATCCCGTAATCGGAGCATCAATTGCTGACATGAACACTAATACGCTAGTGCCATTTATTGAGGAAAACATTCCTCTGCCAGAGAACGCTAAAGAAGCTTTCCCTGAGCTATCTACTGCGCAAGAATTAGAAATGCGCGCCAATGTAATTAAGTTAATGTCTGACCTTACAGGCCACCCAATTGTTGCCACACAAGAGAACGTGGACCAAGCAAAAGAACTCGCACGTGAGATGGTGTCCAATCCTAGTCACCGCCCCGAGTTTGCCAAATACCCCAATGAGACTCTTGCCACACTAGCTGGTTTGGTTGCTCAAATGAACGTGTCTATCGTCGAAGAGTTATCAGAACTGAAGATGTACGTCATCAACAAGTTAGTAGCAGAGATAGAAAATTCTAGAGACCCCAAGGTACGGGTCTCCGCGCTAGGTAAGTTAGGGGAAGTCGATGGAGTCGATGCCTTTAAGAAGCGCACTGAGGTAACTCACAAGCATCTATCTATAGAAGAAGTAGAGAACGAACTGCTAGAGACACTTAATAACCTAGAAAATAAGGTTATCGACGTAGAAGCCCGATATGTAGAGAACAGAATGCAGCCGTCTCAATGACAGTATCCCCCAAGCTAACCCCTGAACAGCTTACTAGGCTAAAAGATTCATTGCCGACGCTGCCGGATAAGCAGAAAAGGCGTGTTCTTGAGCTTTTGAAGACATACGATGCCCAAATGACCCAGAATTTGGGCAAGGATTCGTTCCTAGACTTCGTAAAACACGTATATCCGGGCTACAAAGTAGGTCCACACCACTACAGACTGGCAGAAATCTTCGAGGCGATCGCGCGCGGTGAGAAAAAACGGGTGATTGTGAACATCGCACCCCGTCACGGCAAGTCAGAACTTATTTCTTATCTAGCACCAGCATGGTTTCTAGGTAAATATCCCCATAAAAAGGTCATCATGGCCTCCCACACTGCTGATTTGGCAGTGAACTTCGGTCGTAGAGTCCGAAATCTGGTTGGTAGCGAGACATACAAGGACATTTTTCCGCAAATCGAGTTACAAAGTGACTCTAAATCAGCTTCACGCTGGGGGACGAACTTCAATGGAGAGTATTTCGCTATCGGTGTGGGTGGCGCTCTTGCTGGTCGAGGTGCTGATCTGTTTATTATTGATGATCCTCATTCTGAACAAGAAGCTAAAACTGGGCGAGCTGATGTTTTTCTTCCTGCTTGGGAGTGGTTTCAGTCTGGTCCTCTCCAGCGTCTTATGCCGGGCGGTGCAATCATCGTAGTGATGACTAGGTGGAGCAAACTTGATTTAACTGGGCAAATAGTTTCTCAGATGGAGCGGGCAGACGATGTAGACAAGTGGGAGGTCGTAGAGTTCCCAGCTATCAACGAAGACGGTGAAGCGTTGTGGCCTGAGTTCTGGCCTGTGGAAGAGTTGTATGCCAAAAAGGCAGCTTTGGACGTGCGGTACTGGAATGCTCAGTACATGCAGCAGCCAACCTCAGAAGAGGGTGCTCTTATTAAGAGGGAGTGGTGGAGAATCTGGGACAAGGAAGATGCACCCGACTGCGACTTCACCATTATGGCGCTGGATGCCGCTCAGGAGTCTAACAACCGTGCCGACTATAACGCTCTGACTACTTGGGGCGTGTTTTTCAACGAAGAGACAAACAACTTTGCGATCATCTTACTCAACGCGATTAAGAAGCGGATGGAGTACCCAGACCTGAAGAAGATGGTCTTGGATGAGTACCAAGAGTGGCAGCCAGACGCGTTCGTGGTCGAGAAAAAATCTAATGGATCAGCACTATACCAAGAATTCAGACGTATGGGCCTACCAATAGGAGAGTTTACTCCCGGTAAAGGACAAGATAAGATAAGCCGTGTCAATGCTATCTCTGACCTTTTTGCGTCGGGGATCGTGTTTGCACCGGATCGTAGATGGGCTAAGGAAGTCATTGAAGAGTGCAACGACTTTCCATCTGGGGCCAACGATGACTTAGTTGACTCGACGACATTGGCACTAGCACGGTTCCGTCAGGGCGGGTTTCTTCGCCTACCAAGTGACGAGCCTGAAGATATTAAATGGTTCAAGGGTCACCGCAGCGAGCGGTTCTACACAGTTTAAGGATACATCATGGACAAAGGTTTATACGCAGCTCCTCAAGGCTTAGCCGATATGGAGAATGACGCGCCAGAAATTGAGATTGAGATTGAAGACCCAGAGTCAGTAACTATTGGTATTGACGGACTAGAGATTGAGATTGATCCTAAAGAAGATACGGCTGAAGTGTTTGATGCCAACCTTGCAGAATTCCTTGATGAGTCAGTTCTAGATTCATTAGGTGCAGAGCTTGTAGAAGAAGTAGATAAAGACTTGAACGATCGTAAAGACTGGATACGCACATACGTAGATGGTCTGAAGTTGTTGGGTCTGAAATACGAAGAGCGTACAGAACCTTGGCAAGGAGCTTGTGGTGTGTTCCACCCGATGCTTACAGAGTCAGTTGTAAGGTTCCAGTCAGAGGCGATGATGGAGACATTCCCAGCGATGGGCCCTGTCAAGACTCAGATTGTTGGCGCTGTTGACTTACTAGCAGAAGAAGCCGCAGCCCGTGTCCGCGAAGACATGAACTACCAGCTTACTGAGGTGATGGTTGAGTATCGCCCAGAGCACGAGAAGATGTTGTGGTCACTACCGCTCGCAGGTAGCGCGTTCAAGAAGGTGTACTACGACCCAAGCAAAGGTCGTCAAGTCGCTATGTTTATTCCCGCTGAAGACATTGTTGTCCCATACGGCGCGTCTAACTTAGAGTCAGCAGAGCGTGTTACACACGTCATGCGTAAGACACCTAACGAGTTGAAGAAACTGCAAGCCGCAGGGTTCTATATAGACGTGGACTTGGGTGAGCCATCAAACGATATTGACGAGATTGAGAAGCAAAAAGCAGAAGAGATGGGTCTGTCCGCAACTCAAGATAACCGCTACCGTGTTCTTGAGATGCACGTTGACTTGGACCTCGAAGGGTTTGAGGATGTGGACAAAGATGGTGAGCCCACAGGTATTGCGTTGCCATACGTAGTGACAGTAGAGAAGGGTACAACGAAGATTCTGGCTGTACGCCGCAATTGGTACGAAGGTGACAAG